ACGCTATTCTGCAATAAGAACTTATCTACGAACTTTTGTTGATGGCATGCAGAAAGCCATAAGTAAAGATGGGATGGTACATCCACAATTTATGCAATGTGTTACTAGTACTGGCAGACTATCTTCTCGTAGTCCAAACTTCCAAAACATGCCTAGAGGTAATACTTTTCCTGTTAGAGAATGTATTACATCTAGGTGGGAAGGTGGTAAAATATTAGAGGGTGATTATTCTCAACTTGAGTTTAGAGTTGCAGGATTTTTAGCTAATGATAAACAAGTGTTTGAAGATGTTAAAAATGAAGTTGATGTTCATAGTTACACTGCTAGAATATTAGGTGTATCTCGTCAAAAAGCTAAGTCTGACACCTTTAAACCGTTATATGGGGGTATATTAGGTACCCCAAAACAGATGCAATACTATCGTGCTTTTAAATCTAAATACGAAGGAGTTACTAGGTGGCATAGAGAACTACAAAATGAGGCTTTAATAACAAATAAAATTAAATTACCGAGTGGTAGGCAATATTTTTTTGCTAATGTGGAAAGACTTAGAAGTGGTAGTGTTACTAATGCTACAGCCATTAAAAATTATCCTGTGCAAGGTTTTGCTACGGCTGATTTACTTCCTATTGCATTAATTAATTTAAAAAACCTGTTGACAAATCGTAAATTAAAAACTATTATCTGCAATACAGTACATGATAGTGTCGTTTTGGATGTATATCCGGGCGAAGATGAACAAGCTATCACAACTTTAAAAGATGCTATGATGTCTTTATCCAATGAGTGTGTAAAGCGTTATGGTTTTAAATATACAATGCCAATAGGTATCGAATTAAAAATAGGTAAAGATTGGCTCAACATGAAGGAGGTTTATAAAACCAATGGTTGAAAATGTTGAAACACAAGCATTGTCGGTAGCCACTAATTTTGATAATTTAAGTGATGCTGAATTAATGCGACTTACTGGGCAAACTGATGGTGGTGGGCCATCTGGTTCAGTATTATCGAGACTATCAATAAACTATGACACAGAGGATGAAAATGAAAATCCATTACCTAGAGGTCATTTTGCTTTAAAACTTGATGGTGAAAATATTTATTCTAAAAATGTAAAGTTTAGACCTTTTATTAGGTTATACGCTTATAGTTATTGGGATAATAATTCACAAGAATTTACATCAAGTGTGCAAATGCCGTCATTAGGTGACCAATTTGCAGATTCATCTGGTAATTATAAATGTGGTAAGCTATCTAGAGAACAAATAGAAAGTTTAAAAGATGATGACCCACAGCGTGTTATACAGAGTTCTATTAAATGTAATCAAGTTTTATACGGTGTAGCAAGTATGGAAGGTAAAAAATCTAATGGTGAAGAAACCAAGATTGATGAAGTTCCATGTGTTTACTATGCAAAAGGTACAAACTATGTTCCGTTTAGTACAACACTTGCTAGTTTAGCAAAACAAAATAAACCTATGATACGCACTAATCTTTTGTTATCTACCAATAAACAAAAGTCTGGAGGTAATTCTTACTTTTCAGTAAATGCTAAAATAGGTAATTCGGTAGATTCCCTATCTGATAAAGATAAAGAATTACTGAAAGAATTTTCGGTTGCGATAAAATCCGTAAACGAGAGTGTCATGGAGAAGCATAAAACTGCTGTTAAACAAAAAACGAAAGATGGCGACCACTCCCTAGCTATTGAGTTAGACGGTTAGCAGTATGTTATATACTCTAATAGAGAATTTTCTCTATGATGCAGTTCGGGGGCAGGGGAAACTCTCCCCCGAAATTATTTCTGAGTTTAAAGAGTCTTGTGGTAAAGCTTTAGAAAAACAATTTAATGAAAAAAATGATTGGCGTATGCGTATGTCCGGTCTTGGTAAACCTTTATGCCAACAACAGTTAGAAAAAAAAGGTAAAGAAAAAGAGTTACAATATAATACTATAGTTAAGTTTCTTATGGGGGATTTACTTGAGGCGGTTGCTATTGCGGTTATGCGAGGTGCAGGTATAGAACTTGAAAAAGTACAAGAACCTGTAAAATTAAAAATAGGTGGTATAGAATTACAAGGAACTTACGATGTTAAAATAGATGGTAAAGTATGGGATATTAAATCTGCTAGTCCATCTAATTTTATGAGTAAGTTTGGAGAATTTGGTAGTTACAATAAAATAAAAGATGATGACCCTTTTGGTTATATTATGCAAGGTCATTTATACGGTGAAGCAGATGATTCTAATTTTGGTGGGTGGATAGCAATAAATAAAGTAACTGGAGAGTTTGCTGTATGTAAAGCACCAGAAAATCAACAAGAGGATAGAAAAGAAACACTACAAACTGCTAATGAAACTATAAAAGTTTTAAAATCTAATAAAAAGTTTGAAAAATTATACAGTGATATTCCAGAAACTTATGTACCTAAATCTGGTAAAAACAAAGGTATAAGGATAGAAACAGGAAATACTGTTTTAGAGAGTATATGTGGCTATTGTGATTTTAGAAAACATTGTTGGCCTAAAGCTGAATTACATGAAAAAGTAATATCAAAAGCTAAATCAAAACCGTTGGTTTGGTACAATAAATTAAAGAATACAGAGGTAAAAAATTTATGAACGTATTGTGGTTATCGGCACCTTATCGTAAAGATGATATAATATCCAATAGAGATGCTATTTGGGTATACACCGAAAATGAAGAACAAACTGGTGGAGGTGAAACTGTTGAGTTTATGAGGTCAACAGAAAATTGCCACCCTTTAATTGTAAGACAGCATCATGGTAAAGATGGTTTTTACAAAGAAGATAATTTACTTAGAACTATACAAGTTATGGAAAGATATTTTAATTCTTTGTTTATAAAAATAAAACAAGGTAAGTTAGCTATTATGCCTACTATAGAAATAAATGAAGCTATGATAGAATTAGAAAAAAACGCACCTAGTTTACACCCTCTCTTTGTAAAAAATATTGAATTAGTAAATAGGTATAAAACAAAAACTTTATTATGAGAAGAAAAGGATTTCGCTCTGAATTTGAAAGAAGCTTTGCTCATTGGCTAATTAAGAATGATGTTAAGTATGATTATGAAAAGTTTTACTTAGAATACCAACCTAAAATTAAAAAGTATACTCCAGATTTTTATCTATCAAAACAAGATATATATGTTGAGACAAAAGGATTTTTTGATTTTGCAGACAGGCAAAAACATTTGTTAGTTAAGGAACAAAATCCAGATATTGACATACGATTTTTATTTGTAAATGCTAATAATAAACTTAACAAATCGAGTAAAACGACTTATGGTGCATGGTGTGATAAGCATAAAATACTCTGGGCAGAAAAAAGGATTCCAAACGAATGGTTGAAATAAATGATTTATTAAATGAAACTGAAAAGTTATCTTTGTTACCAGAGAGATATTACTTAATACTTAAACCTAGAGGTGATGGTAGTTTTGATGTAGTGGCTTATGATACAACTGACCCTACAAAACCAGTGGATTCTACATTTTATGTTTTAAAAGGTTTAATGGAAACATTAGAAATTGATTTAGATAAATTAGTGCAATTAGGCCAAATGGCTATAATAGATAAAGTTGTGGAGATACAAAATAAAGGACAAGAGCCAACAACCGAACTATTAGAGGCTGATATTGAACAAGTAGACATAGGTAAAAAACATTGAGCGAAATAAAAGAGAATAAGTCTAAAAGTATTAAAAAATTAAAGACACATGATTTTTCTATTACAAAATTTGATAAAGATTTTAAATATGGGAAGAAACATGAGAAGCTTGTTATGAAATCTAGATTAGATTATGAGCTTAAAACGGATAGATTAGCATATAAAACAGGTAATGTTTATGTTGAATATGAATCTAGAGGTAAAGAAAGTGGGATAATAACTAGTAAGTCAAACCTATGGATATTTAAAATAGTGGATAAAAAGGATAAACATCTATTTTCTATTGAGATTCCCCTTGACAGATTGCGTAAAATGGTGTACAATAAATACCTTACCACTCTTGGCGGAGACTACAAAACATCTAAAGGTTATCTAGTTCCTATAGCGGATTTGGTATCTACGCAATGAACATAACAAAAGAATTACTTAATAAAGCATTAGAGTTAGTAGGCGGGCAACGTCAAATAGATTACGGGGATAAAGTAAAGAACCATAATAATATAGCAAAACTCTGGGGTGCATATTTAGATATTAAAATAGATGCACACGATGTTGCTATAATGATGTCTTTACTTAAAATAGCTAGAACTAAATTAGGAGAAAGAACAAAAGATACTTATGTTGATATGGCGGCTTATAGTGCCATAGCAGGTGAAATACAATTTAAAAAGGGAGAAAATAATGGAAAATAAAATAGTTAAGATACGAAAATTAGATGATATAGATAAAAATGATTGGGAAGTTAACTTTATTAACGAAACACAAATAGTTTATACGCATGAAGAATTATTTAAAATTATAGAGCTAGGATTGTCTAGAGAAAAACCAATAGTAAAAAAAGAAGAAACAGGCACTCCCATATTTTTTCCTAAAGATGAAGAGTTTGAAAATATTAAAAAGAAAGAAAAAAGAATAGTAAATCAATTTAGAGATGATGTAAAAAATTTAAGTAAAACTAATTTTAATAAAAAATATAATAAAATTAAGGGAGATAATATAGACGCTGTGCTAGATGAATGATACTGTAATAGCTAGTTTTGAAGTTAAAATAACTAAAGAAGGATTATTAATCCTTGAAAGTAAGCTAGCTAATCCTATAGATTTTACTGAAGCAATGGATAAATGGAACCCTTCATACGAAAACACCCCAGTAATAGCATCTATGTTAGATTACTATTCTGGGGTGTTTAATTTAATGATTAAAGATAGTCAGAAGTTGACTAATTAAATACCTAATTGTAATTGATTAAATCCTTCAATAGGATACGCATCAACTTCAAAACATATAGAGTTAAAATGTGCTTTATCATCTCCTTGACTTTTAGCGTACGCTCTAAATTCTTCTACATATAATTCAGTAGATGTTAAACATGTTTCCATGTTTGGATATAAGTATCCTTGATATTTTACCGATGGCCAGTTTGGCATTGAAGTTATTATTATAGCCATTGCTACTTTTATCATCTATCCTCCTAACGGAT